GCATCCTCGTACCCGAGGCGCCACGGCGACTTCTCCCCGCCCTGTCCGTCCGAGGGGTGGTAGCGCGTCGCCTCGTAGATCGCCATGCGGGCGATGGCGACGAGGATGCCGCGATCCACCACGGACCCGTCGATGTCGAGCGGCAGAAGGATGGCGCCGCCGCCGTTGAGGATGAGGTACGCCTGCGACTGCGCGGCGTCGATGCACACGCCGATGAAGGCGCTATCCACCGTGCCCGTGGCGTTCTTGTCGAACACGCGCCGGTAGTCCTCGGCGGACATGATTCCTTGCAGGAAGGTGGAGTCGATGAGGGCCATGCCCCGAGGGTACCGCAGCGCCTCGCGGGGGGCACGCGGCGGGGCCGTGCGGGCTGCCCGCGGACGCGGACGGGGAAGGCGCCGTGCGGGTGTGGTGGCGCCCCTGGGCGGCCACATGGCGGCCCCCAAAGGCCACCGCCGCGCGAGCCCCGGGGAGAGGCTCAAGCGCGGCGGGAGGGAGGGTCCGCGGGGCGCTACCCCGCAGCCGTCACGAAGCCGTGACGGGCGTGGTGAACAGGTACCCGGAGTACTGCCCGCCGACGAGCTCCTCGGCGTCCGCGTGGACCACCTGAACGCGGGTGGCGCCGTACGCGCCGACGCTGCGCTCGTACCAGGACGACACCTGGTAGGGGGTGCCGCCCGGCATGCCGGTGAGGGTGGGGTTCCACCGCATCGTGTACGCGAAGGCGCCCGTGCGACGCATCGCGGGGGCGGGCTCGACGTACACGAAGGCCGCGCAGAGGCCCCACACGTAGCTCATGGAGAGCGTCGCGCCGGGGGCGGCGCCGTTGTACTTCGCCTTGGCGACGTACACCTTGTCGAGCCCGAAGCGGTCCGCGAACATCTCGGGGGTGATGCGGATGTCGGTCGGGCCTGTCGAGGTCGACGAGCGCGAGAGGATGTACCGCTCGACGGTCGGGTGCGTCGAGAGGTACTGCCACACCGAGGCCGAGAAGATGCCGACGTTGGGGGCCATGAGAAGGCCCGCCGAGGAGAGGGCGTTGGTGATGTCCTGCACCGGGTTGGAGCCCGGGTTGGACCACTGCTGCGCACCCGAGAGGGCGCGGGTGTTGGTGCCGTAGTTGCCCGAGGTCGTGAAGAGCGACGCCACGCGGGCCTCGCGGGCGAGGGCCATCACGTCGAGGATGTCCGCGGTGGCGTCCATCACGGGGTCGAGCGGCGCGTCGGCGTTGGCCTCCACGTCCATCGGCACGTCGAGCCGGAGCCCGTAATGCAGACACTGGTAGAGGTCGTTGCTCGACAGGCTGCGGTTGAACGACGGCGGGGTGCCGCCCGACGAGCCGTAGTCCACCCGCGGGATGCTGGTGTTGTTGGCGGGGTCGAAGCGGAAGTAGCGGTCCGACAGCTTCGCCACGGGGAGTACGGGGCACACCGCGTCGGCGATGAGGTGGCGGTTGTTGGGCGAGAACCGCACCGCGAACTCGCTGGCCGCGGCGTTGACGTGGACCTGCGCGGGGCCGATCTGCCCCATGAGGAAGGGAGAACCGCCCGGACGCACGGCGGCGCCCGCGGCGGCGGCGTTGTCGAACTGGGGGATGACGGGGTTCATGGTCAGAGGCTCCGTGTGTGCGTGTCGAGATGGAGTGACGTGTGGGTGTGGGTGTGGGTGTCCCCGTCAGACCAGCACGACGGAGGGGTTCACGAGCACGGTGATGAACTGCCCCGACTCGCCCGACTCGTGGGCGTACCCGAGGATGCGGTTGGCGGTGGTGTTGCCGGGGGTGATGGCGACGGCGTGGCCCGACCCGTCCGAGACGACGGGCTGCCCGCGCGTGATCGAGCCACCCGCGATGACGAGGGCCTCACCGCCGTACGCCACGTCGACCTGCGAGAAGGTCGCGGCGTTGGCGGTGGAGACCACGCCGAGCACGGCATCGGTGGCGGCGGCAGCCGCAGCGACCTTGTCGTCGGCGCTGTCGAACTTCACGATGGTGCCGAAGGGGATGATCGCGTCAGCAAAGTACTGCCGCGTGAGCTGCGAAACCGGGACGAAGGCGTTTGCGGACATGGCGCTGTTCCTTGTGGTGTGGCGTGGCTGGTGACGTGCTGCGCGTTGGGGTCAGAGCTTCACGCCGCGGGGGCAGCGTCGCGGGGGAGGGCGTTGAAGTCGACGCCGAGCTCCGCGCACACCTCGGCGGTGGCCGCGTTGATCGCGTCCTGAAAGGTCCGCGCGTCGGCCTTCATGGTGCGCGGCACCTTCGCGGAGGCGCGGCGCGTGGCCTCCGTGACGATGGCGTCGCGGGTCGCGGGGATCGCGGCGCCCGAGGCGACGGCACCAGCGGCGGGCGCCTCGCGCATCGGCACGACCTTGCCCGCGGGGGCGGTGAGGGCCTCCGCGGTCTGCGACTCGACGACGGGCGCGGGGGCGCGCATCGTCACCGGCTTCGCGGCGAGCTCCGCGAGGCGGCTCTGCACCACCTCGGCGGGGTACGCCGCCGCGAAGGCGCGGGGGCTGCTGCTGCGCAGCGTGAGGGCGCCCGCGCGGCCCGCCTCGGGGATGAAGCCCGCGCGGATCACGGCGTCCACCTCGGCGGCGGCGTCGCGCTCGCGGTACGCCTTGACCTCGGCCTCAAGGGCCGCGAAGGCGGCCTTCTCCTGATCGTTCATCATGGTACTGGCTCCCGCGCGGGACGGGGCCCGCATCGTCTTGGGGGTCTTGGGGTCGGCGCCTTCCATCTTGCGCGCGAGCCCCGGCGCGGAGGCGTTGTCGCCACCCTCGCCGTCGTCGCCGCGCGTGTCGCGCTCTTCGTCGTCATCCTCGCCGTCGTCGGCGTCCACGCCGTCCGCGAGTCGCCCACCGGTGCGCTCCTCATCCTCGCCCTGATCCGCGGCGGCGTCGTTGCCACCGGGGACGTGGACCTGCGCGGGGCCGATGGCGTCCATCGTCTTGACGGGCGCGACGGGCGTCACGGTGAGGGTGAAGGTCGGCAGGGCGTCGCCCTCGGGGGTGTCGAGCACCCGCTTGACGAAGCCCACCACCTCGGCGGGACGCGCGAGGGCGGGGAGGTTGAGGCAGCGCCGGAGGCAGCCCACGAGGTCGCGCACGGCGTCCTCGACGCCATCGGCGGCGCCCATGTCGCCCTCGACGTAGCCCATGAGGCGGTCGATGCCCGCGCGCACCTCGTCGTCGCCACCGAGCTTCGGCAACCCGAGCATGGCGCGGAGGGCTTCCATGAGGTCTTCGCGGTCGTCGATGTCCTCGTACCAGCGCATGAGGGCGGCGCGGTCGCCCGCGCGAAACGCCGTGATCGCAGCGCGGAGCCGCACGCTCTTGTCGGAGCGGAGCGCCGTCGTTGCGGCCTGAGTCGGGGTCGTAGTGGCAGGCATGGTGGTGGCACTACGCGTAACATCCGCCCCCGAAAGCGTCACGCCACGGGCCTTTCCTGCGTCGCGCGGGGACGCACTGCCCGAGGTGCTGCCCGAAGTGCTGCCCGCGGGGGTGAGCGCGGTGGTGCTGGACGTGGGCCGCGCCGTCGCGCGTTCCGCGGCGAGCGTCACGATGGCGGCGACGCGCTCCGATGCGTCCGCGGGCCCGAGGTACGCGCGGGCGGACGCCACCATGCACGCCGGTCCCCAGCGGTCGAGGGACGCCGCGGAGACACGCGCCGTGACAGCCTCCGCGTGGACGGAGAGCAGCGCGGGGGCCTCGCCGTCCCACAACTTGTAGTGGTTGGCGAGGTGCTTGTAGACGGCCTCCCGCTCCTCCGCGGGGATGGTCACGCCGCCGCGGGCACCGTTGAGCGCCGCGATGGCAGCCTCGACGCCGCGCCGGGACGTGCGGAGCTGCCCGTCCACAACGACGTGGTGAGGCAGCTTGTACGCGCCGAAGCCATCCTCGGCGGCGTCGTCGTACCAAGCGAAGCCCTCGCGGTAGCGGGCCCAATCCATGTCCACCTTGGCGCCCGTGCCGCCCGCGGACGCCCAGCGCCGGAGGTCCATCTCGGCGGCGTCGCCGTCCCACGGGAGCGGGGCACCGTCACCGTCGAGCGCCTCGCGGTCCGCGGGCTGAAGCGGCGGCTGATGCACCGCGACCGCGCGAGCCGTCACGGGCGCCATGCCGTCGAGGAAGGGCCGGTTGGTGAGGCCACCCGAGACGAGCATCGCACCGATGCACTGCCCACTCGCGGGGTGCGTGAAGTCGAACACCACGGCGGGCGAGAAGTAGCGGTAGCGGCCCTTGCGGACGTGCTCGACGGCGGCGTCGTCGACCCACTCCACCTTGCCCCACAGCTCCGTGCCACCGCCGCGCACGTCGAGGTCCGTGAAGTACCCCACCGCGGGCGCGCCGAGCTGCGGGATGGAGCCGTCCATGCGCTCCGTCGCGTGCTCGTAGTCAAGCGGGACGGCGCCGTTGGCGGTCTGCCGGAAGTTGCGCACGATCTCGTTGAAGATCGCCGTCGTGAACCGGAACGCGCCCATCGCGTGCCCGCGGAACTCGCCCACCTTGGCGACCTGAATCCACGACACGGCCACAACCTGCGGCCCGAGGGTGGCGCCCTCGACGACGATGGGCGGCGCCGCGGGTGCGCCTGGGGTCGCCGCGGTGACGGCGCCGTCCATCGCGGCGTTGCCCGCGGGCTCCGACCCGAGAAGGCGCAGCCGCGCGTCGAGGGCGCGCACCGACACAAACTGCGGGCGCATCTCCGTCGTCTGCGTCGGGCGCGTGGCCTGCCACGGCGGCGTGACGCCGAGTTGATCGCAGTGGCGCGTGAGGTGCTCGCGCACCGACTCAATGTGCTCCATGAGAATGCCTCCGAGGGCGGTAGGGGTGCTGTGTGGGGTGCTCCGCGCCCCCGACAATGCCGCACCGGACGCGGTGTCGGTACCCGCGGGCACGGACGCTGCGGGCGCGGGTGCTGGTGCGATGGCGCGGCACGCACGCTCGAACGCGAGGCACGCCCGCATGACCCCGCTGCGCGAGAGGGCGAGTTCGCCCGCCACAACGTCGTGGTGCGGGAACATGAACGCGCTCGCCGCATACCCGCGCTCGCCACCTCCCGCGGGGAGCGTCGGGGCCCCGACGAACGCGAACGCGCGACTGTACCGGCGCACGTCGACGCGGCTCCACTCGCCCGTGCCGTCCGACGACGCCCATGCGCGGAGGCGCCCGAGGGCGTGGTCGCGGTTCCACGCCGCGGAGAGCGTCGCGGCCATCGCATCCCCGGCCACGTCGAAGGGCACCGCTCCGGGGGTGAGCACGGGTGCGGGAGCGCGAGACGCGGGGGCGGGCCCTACGCCCTGCGACCCGCCCGAGACGCCGTTGTCGGGTCCGCCCTGCCCGAGTGCGGGGAAGGTCGGCACATCCCCAGGGACGCCATCGACGGTGGGCGGGCCCTTCGCGGTAATGTCCCCCGGCGCCACCTCGTGCAAGCCCCCCGCGGGTGCGGCGGCGGACGGCACCGTATCCGCGCGGCGGAAGGGCACCGCGTAGCGGTCGGGGCCCCACCACAGCGCGAGGGATGCCGCGTCGAAGTCGAGCACGCCGGGGTACCGCTTTGCGAGAAGATCGGGGCGGATGTCCGTGCGCTCCGTGCCCTGCGGGACGTACGCCACCGTGACGTGCGGGGTGAACCCATACGCGCTCGCGGAGACGGCGCCCACCTCCGCGGCGGCTTCCGCGACACGGGCGCGGAGCGCGATGGCGTCCCGCGAGTCCACGCTGAGGTAGAGCGCGTCGACGGGGGTGCCGTCGAACGGATGCGTGTCGGCGCCGAGGAAGCGCCCGACGCCCGTGATGCGCAGCGCGGGGGCGGTGCTCTCGCTTGCGATGCGCCGCACGAGGGCCTGCAACGCCGGGCCGCGCCCGTCGGGCTGCTCTGCGCGGGGCCCGAGGTAGAGGAGCGTGACGTGCAAGTCGTCGGGGGGCAGCCCGTCCGACACGGCGAGGCGCCGCGCGTTCGCCCGCGGGAGGGTGAGCACGAGCGCGACCCCAGTGTGCTGTCGGGCGCGGTTGAGGCGCTCTGCGACCGAGAGCGCCGACGCGGGGTCCGTCCCGCCCGTGCCCTGCGCGTCCGGCGCCACCGTCGAGCGCCCCGCGGGCTGCGGCGGCGTGATGCCCCCGTCCGGGCCGTCCGTGTCCACACCGAGGGCGTCCGCCGCGGCGGCGCGGATGCGGTCCTGCATGACCGCCTCGGCGGCGTCGGGCAGGGCGTCCGTCACGGCCTGCGCAGCGTCCGTCGCGGGCGTCTCGACGAGGATGCCCGACGCGAGCCCGTCGTCGCGCGGCGCCTCCCCAGCCCCCGCGGGTGCGGTGGGCGTGACGTGCGCGTGCGCCCCGCGACGGCGCGGGGGTGCCTTGCCGCCTGCGGGATAGTCGCGTCGCGCGGCCTCGCTCTCGGCGCGGTTGACGGCGCCACCCGTCGACTCTCCTGGGGTGGACGCCGCGTCCGCCGCGTCTTGCATGTCCGCTTCGGCGTCGTCACCGTAAGGCACCTGCACCGGGGGTCCGAGCACGTTGCCGCCGCGCCACTCGTCATCGGTGACGCCCGTAGTGCCGGGAGGGAGCGCGATGGCGAGGCGCGCCTCGCGCTCGCGGAACGTCGTCGCGTCGGGGGTCATGGGCTGCGGGATGAGGCGCGGGCGCAGGGAGGCGTCCACCTCGGAGCTCAGGGGGTCGAGCACCTGTGTGTCGTCGGTCGGCGGGATGGGCACGAGTAGCGCCGCCCCAGCGCCCGCGATCTCTGGTCCCGAGAGCACCCGCGCCTCGTGTGCCGCGTCGGCGCGCTCCATGCGCTCCACCATCGACTCAGCCCATACGCGCCCCGGATCGCCACCCCACAGCATGAACGCGACGTACCCCGGCGTGGGCGGGTTGGCCCACCCGTCGCGGCGGTCCACGGCGTGCCGCGCGTGCCACGCCCGCATCCGCACGAGCTTGTCTGGCGACACGTCCTCACCGCGGGCGAGACGCCGTGCCCACGCCACCGTGGCGGGGCGCAGCCCGTCGCCGCCGTGGCCTTGCTCGAACAGCTCGACGCCCCGCGCGAATGCCTCGCGCACGCCCTTCGGGGGCGCGAAGTCGAGGTCGGGGTACTGCGACGCACTCCGCAGGGCGAGGGCCTCACCCTCGGAGGCGTCGAACTCCACATCGGGGATATCCACGTCGACAACGCCCACGGGGGTGGTGCCCGCGGGCTGCACCGGTGGGGTGGCGCTCGACGCGGTGACGGGGCGCTCCGCGGGGGTACGGGTGCGGGAGCGAGTGCGGAGGGTCGGCATCGGGGGTCTCCGAGAGCGTGGGGGCTACCCGTAGAAGCGGCGCGGCGGGGGGCGCGTAGCGGGGGCCTGCGGGGGCGCGTGAGACTCGGACGGGGGTACGGGCGCCTCCGGGGCGCTGCGGGCCCGCACGGGGGCGCCACGGGCCCCGAGGGGGTCGGTCTGCATCTGCCCGTCGAGGGGGTCTGTCACGGGCACCGGGTCCGCGTCCGGGTCCGCGAGGCCGATGCCGTCCACGCCGTCGCCCCCGGAGGGTGTCTGCGCGGCGGGCGGGGTGGGCGCCACCGCAGCCTCCGCGACACGCTCGGCGGCGTCCGCGAGGGCGCCTGTGTCCGTCGGGACGATCCCGTCCGTCGTCACCCCAGGGGGCGTCGGGGTGCCAGGCGTGCGGGGGTTGCCGGGGACGCCGGGCGCGTACCCCGCGTCGTGTGCGGGTGCCGTGCCCGCGTAGTCGTCGGCGTCCGCCGCGTCCACGATGGTGACGGGCGCTGCGGAGGGGGGCGCGGGGCTGCCGTCCGCGCGGGGCTCGCCGGTAGCGTTGTCCGCCACCGAGGGCAGCTTGCGCTCGACGGACGCGCCCATAAGGGCCTCGCCCGCGACGGGATCGGGGATGCCGAACTGATTGCGCACCCAGCCCTCGCCCACCGACAGCCCGGCCTTGACGAGCTTGACCACACGATCCGCGAGGGCGTCTTGCGACTCCTGCGGGTCGACGACGAAACGAATCTCGGGCACCGGGACGTGCGGCCCGAAGTTGTACTTGACGAGCGGGGCGAGAAGCGCCGACCGCAGCGTCTCCGAGAGGCTGTTCGCGTCGTACCGCGCGATCATGCGCGCTTCGTCCGCGTGTACGTCCCCGAGGCTCCGCGCCCCGCGCGACCCCGACTCCATCGTGAGCGTACCGCCAAGGACGCACTTGCTCATCTCGGCGTTGAACATCTCGACGAGCGGCGTGTGGATCGTGTTGCCTGTGACCGGGGGCAGGAGCTTCACGTCGATGTCGTCGGGGTACACAAGGCCGACGGACGCGTTCCAGTTGTTCAGCAGGTTGACGATGTACTGCACATCCGCATCCGGCGTGCGCGACGACTGCGCGCCGGGGGCGTCCTTACGCCCCGACTGAAACTGCGCGAGGCGTGCAAGGCGCCCCGCCATCTCCGCGAGGCCCATCGCGTCGCGCACCACCCAGCGCTTGAACATCGCCCACCACGCGAGCGTGCGCCCGAGGCCCTCGCGGGTGTAGAAGCCGCCGCGGATGCGCGGCGTGTGGACGATGAAGCGCCCCGGCACGGCGTCCTGCACCGCGATGCCGGGGTACGCCCCGAAGGGGAACGGCGGCATGTTCGACCACAGCCGGAGGTTCCACCCCGCGTCGTACTGGATCATGCGCGGGTGGACGGGGTAGAGCCGCGACGGGATGAGGTAGCCGCCCTGCCGCTCCCACACGACCTCGACGACGGCGCGCCCGTAGTACACCGCGCCCATGAGGTCTGCGAAGCGGTCCGGCAACGCAGGGAGGGCGCGCAGCACCGAGGCGCACAGCTCCCGCGCCTCGCGGGCCACGTCGGGCTCCTGCCCCGCCTCGTACGCGCGGGACGGGCGCACCTCCCACTCGGCGCCCGCGACTACCCATTCGCGCTTGGCGAGGGTGGCTTGGACGTGCGGGTCCGTCTCGCGCACCTCGTCGAGAAGGTCCGCGAGGGGGAACATGGTCCCGAGGTCCGCGCTCTTGATCGCAGCCGTCAACGCGAGCGGCGTGAGGGACGAACCCCAGCGTTGCTGGTACGCACCGTTGAGGCTGTTCGGGGCGAGGTAGCTCCGCGGCGCGTGCGTGGTCTGCACCATCCCACCGGGGGAGGGGCCGGGGCCCCACGCGGCACCGAGCACGGGCGTACCGCCGACCTGCGCCGGGGTGGTCAGGGCGCTCGCCGGGGGCTGCGCGGAGGGGGCGGACGGGTCCACGGCGCGACCCTATCACGCAGCCCCGCAAACGGCGGGGTGCGGGGCGCAGCGCGTGGGCGCGTCGAGGCTAGGACGGTGCGCGCGGCGTGTGGTGTGCCAACCCGTGCGCCCGCCCACGTGTCACCCCCGCGTCACCCCCACACGTCGCGCCGTGGTGCCCCCTCGGCGCTCCCGACCGCCGCCGTGAGCACGGCGCGCACGGCATCCTCGACACCCGTAGCGTCCATGCTGTCCGCGCTGCCCGCGGCGTGCATGGCGAAGAGCGACGCCGCCATCACGTCGGGCGTGTGCCGCGCCGGGACGTAGTAGAGGAGCGCGTTGACCCACGCGGACACCTCCGCGTCGAGCTCGCCCCCCGCCCCCATCGGGATCACCCAGCGGCCCTGCGCGAACTCCGCGGCGAGCTGCTCCGCTTGGAAGTCGAGCGGGGGCTGCGACGTGCCCGTGGAGTACGCGACGGTCTTGACCCGCGCGATCTCCGCGAACTGCCGCATCCAATCCTGCGCGGCGACGTTTTCGATGCACGCGATGGAGCCCCACGCCTGCGTCACCCGCACGATGCGCCGGAGAATCTCCGCGGCGTTCCATCGCCCCGTCTGAATGTCCACCACCTCGCGCGTCCCGTCGGGCCACACCGCGAGGGTCACGAGCGCCGTGCGGTCAGCCTTCTTGCGCTGCGAGACGGCGAGGTCCACGCCCGTGTAGAACCGGCACGCGCGGCGCACATGGTCCGCGATGCCGGGGCGCCAGTGCGCGCGGTCGGGCCCGATGACGAGGCCGCGCCCACGCTCCATCGCGCGTTCGATGTCCCGGCGAGCGAAGCGGGCATCCTCGTCTGCGCGGGCTTTGCAGAGGTACGCCCGCGCAAACTCCGTCGGGGGCATCCCGCGGCGCTTCTTGTCGATGCGGCTGCGCGGCCAGCGCGCGGGCCATGAGAGCGCCCCCGTGCGCTCGTCGAGCACCGGGAAGCGGCGCGACGCCCAGCCGTCCGTGGCGGCGAGGCGGTGCATGGCGTCCTCGGGGTGCCACGCGTTGCCGATGATGTAGACCCGTGCGTCCGCCGTGAGACGCCCTTCGATCACGCCGAAGAACCAGTCCACGGTTTGCTGCCGGAGGTACGGCGTGCGCGTGGACTCCATGTCGATGATGTCGTCCCCGATGAACACGTCCACGCGGCTGCCGAGCGTCGTGGTGCCCACGCCCATCGCGCGGACGGAGGGGTCCGTCGCATACCCCGCGCCTTGGATGCGGAGCGCGTCGAGGCGCCACAGCGGCCCCTTGCGCAGCGCCGGGAACACCGCGTGAAGGTCGTCGGAGTTCTCGATGTACGCGGCGATGCTGGTGACGATGTACGCGGCGCGCGTGGCCACCTTGGACGCGATGACGATGCGGAGCGTGGGGTCGTGCCCGAGCATGAACAGCACGCGGGCGATCACCACCGATTGCGTCTTGCCCGCCTCGACGTGGCCCCACACGACGGCGCGGGGGTGCTTGAGCTCTCCCGTGGGGGTGCGGGCGTCGAGGAAGCCGTGCATGGCGCGGTGGACGGGCGCTTGCTCGACGCGCTTGCCGGTGCGTTCGTCCCGCAGCACGAGGGCCGCGAACACGTTGATGTCCTCACGGGCCACCGTGACGAGGGCCTCGCGGGACGTGGCCAGGAGCGCCGACAGCTCCGCGTCGGAGAGCACCGAGACGTCCCGGCGCGACGCGACGAGCGCCCGGAGCTCCCGCACCGAGAGCGTAGCTCCCGCGGGCGCCTGCGGGCTCGCGGGGGTCGGCGGCAGGGTGCCGATGATGCTGTTGTGCAGGGATGCGGGACCGAACACGCGACAAGGGTAGCGCGCCGCGCGGCAACCGCGCAGTCGCGTGCGCTACCGCAGGTCGGTGGCGTCGAGCGTGTAGCTCGGGTGCAGCGCGTGGTGGGCGGGCTCCTCCGCGAAGAGGTCGACGTACGCGCGGAGGTGGGCGAACTCGGGGTCGGACAGGATGCGCTCCCGCAGGGCTTGCAACGCCGTGTACTCCACCTGCCGGACGCGCTCCCGGGTGCGGTCCACTGCCGTGCCCGTGAGCTCAAGCGTGGCGCCGTCGGAGGCCGCTACCACGTCGAGGGCGCAGGAGAACACCATCGCGCCGGGGGCGTAGGTGGGGTCATCCATCTCGGCCTGCGTGAGCGTCCCGCGGAGGTACGCCATCGCGCGGCCCGCGTCGAGGATGGCGGCGCCGCGCACGAGCCGGTCGATCAGGTCGTCTTCATCCTGCGACCCCGCGAGATGGTAGCGCCCCGTCGTGGAGTCGTAGTGGTGCGCGAGGTGGTGCTTGCACCCGACGTAGGGGCAGGGGCGCACTGCGTTGACCCCATCCGGGCCTGCGTCCGCGGGGCGCTGCACCACGCTCCCATCCTCGCGCATCACCGGGAGGTAGCGCGGGGGCTTGCCCACGTCCTCACCCATGCGCAGGGCGAAGCGCGCGTCCGCCGCCCAACGCTGCACCGCGGTGAGGCAGTCGCCGCGCGTCCGGGGGACGGGCACGCCGTCGAGCGTGGGGCGCTCCGGGTACTGCGGCACCACGCCTTCGGGGAGGCGTACGAGGGGGTTCTCGCCGGGGGTGGTGTTGCACGCGGAGCGGCGCGGGAGGCGTTGCCGCTTGCCCGTCGTAGTGTCCACGTCCCCGGCGCGCTGCGCCTTGATGCGCTCCCGGCGCTCCGCGCGGAGGGCGCGCACCTCGGGGGTGTTGGCGGCTGGGGGCCGGATCGGGTCGTCAGCGGCGTAGAGGGGGCGTGACACGGTGGGCGCCCCCGAGGGTACATCCCCCGCGGTCAACACACGAAACCCGAACACGTCGGGGTCGAGCGCGGACTGAATCGCGGGGGGCATCTCCCGCAGGTGCATCCGCGGCCCGACCCGCGCCGGGATGGCGTACCGCAGGGCATTGGCGTAGCGGGTGGCGACGGTCGGAGGGGTCACGGACAGCGCGACGGCGTGTGCCGCCCGCGCGGGTGCTGCGTGGTAGGGCGCGTGCGGCGCGTTGGACGCTGGGGGCATACCCCCACGTTATCCCGCGTGGATAGACTGCGGCTGCGGGCGCGCTAGCGCGGCGCCGCACGTAGCAGTTCGCGGACGTGGGCGGCGATGGAGCGCATGAGGAGCGGGGGAACGGAGTTGCCGATGCGCTCGACGCTCTCGCCTGAGTCGCCGATGAACCGAAACGCGTCAGGGAACGACCCCCATCGCATAAACTCGTTTGTGGTCGGGCGCCGCTTCTCAGACCAATGCATTTTCCCGCGCGCAGAGATGTCCCCGTCTTTCTTGAGAATGGCAGGACACGGCCTCATCGGGTTGAGCTTCATGCAACTGTGACCGCCCGCGTCTCCGATGTCCGCGAGGCTTTGGCCTGGGCGCAGTTCGTTCCACCTGCGATAGTTCGCGTATCGCGCTGCACTTGCCACCAGCGACGCTACCTCCGCGGCGCGTGCAGGAACGCGAACAGACGCCTCGTTGATGGTCACGGGCTCGCTCCACCCCTCGGGGTGCGACGGTTCGTGGCCGATGTCCTCTCGCACGCCGATGAAGATCATGCGCTCGCGCGACTGCGGCACACCGAAGAACATTGCGTTGAGCAGGCGCGCCTTCACGCGGTACCCGCATCGTTTGAGCGTGCGGAGAATCTCGGCGAACACAAGCTTGAAGTCACCTTTGACCATCCCCGACACATTCTCCATAACGAACGCGCGAGGGCGTAGCCCTTCGAGGAGTCGGCAGTATTCCCGGAACAACTGGTTGCGCGCGTCGCCGATCTCTCGCTTGCCCGCGGTGCTGAACCCCTGGCACGGCGGCGAGCCGTCAAACACGTCGAGTTCGCCGGGCTTGATGCCCGCGAGCCGCAGGCACTCGTCGACGGAGAGCTTTGCGATGTCGCCGTGATAGAGCGGGACGTGCGGGAAGTTGAGTCGGAAGGTGTCGGCGGCGTTTTGTTCCCACTCGACGGCGAGCAGCTCCCGGTATCCCGCCATGTGGTACCCGAGCGATGAGCCGCCGCAACCTGCAAAGGTGCTGATGACCGTCGGGGCATCCGCGGCGCGGGGAGCGTGCGCCTGCGCCCATGCCTCGTCGAGCAGGGCGGGGTAGTCTTCGATGCGCCGCAGACTACCCACGGGGCACCTTGCCACCGCAGTGCGGGCAGGTTAGCGCGTCAACCTCATCCTCGACGCTCTCATCGTATTCGCGCCCGTCGGGGTCACTATTATGTCTTGGCGCGGAACTCGTGCCGGATAGCACGGCACCCCCAATACCCTTGACTAGCGCATCAAGCTCTTCAGAGCCTAGACCGATGTCGACTAGCATGGGTGCGCCACGCTCAAACGCGCATGTCGCCATCGCCACGATGGCGTCTACATCGTCGACACCTTGAAGTGCCCTCGCGTTATCCGCGAGCGTCATAGCATCTGCCTCGGCGTCTCTCACATCCACGAGGCGGACAGGCACCATGCCGGGGCCGGGAGCATCCGCGGCGAAGCGATGATCGGCGCCACCGCGGAGGATGCCGTCGACCTCGACACCCCCCATGATGCGCTGCGCGGCTTCGAGGCGCCCGTGCCCGCCGATGATGCGCCGCGTGCTGGCCTGCGCGATGATAGGGGCGCCCCATGTGGTGCGCAGGATCGTCCGCGCGAGACGCTCGATATCGGGGCCGTGGATGCGGGGGTTGCGCGGATTCGGCCGCAACTCGTCAATATGAAGCCACACCGCCGACGCCACACCCCGCGCGTAGAGACTCGCTTTCGGCATGGCGCAATCCTAGTTCCGCGCTTGTGGAACTGTCTAGTCTACGCACGCACCGGATGCCCGACGGCGCGCGTCACGAGATTTGATCCGCAATGTGCCAGCATGCATGACAGCGCGCCTCGTAGGTATCCGCGGCGCCGATGACCACCCGCGCCGTTGCGTCGTGCGAGTCGCCGTCGCGGAGGATGCGCTGCGTGCGGTGTGCGTCGGCGCCGCAGCGCACACAGACGGCCTGCACCTTCGTCACCTCATCCGCGAGGGCGAGGGCGGCGGCCATGCTCTCGAACGGCTCGCCGCGGTAGTCGAGGTCAAGCCCCGCGACCACGACGCGGCACCCCCGACGGAGGAGCGCGCGGAGCCACCCCGTGAGCCAGCCCACGGGGAAGAACTGCGCTTCGTCCACGGCGACGAGCGCCACCGCGGGGCCCACGCGCGGCACGGGTGCGCCATCCTCGCCCTCCGGGTCCGCCCACACCGTCGTGACGTACCGCGCGAGGGCGGGGTCAACTCCCCTGCCCGTGTGCGTCGCCACATGGGGCGTACGGGTATCCGTCGTGGGGCGCACGAGCAAGACGTTGCGGTGCGCCCGCGCGGTGCGCTCCACCGCGTCGAGTAGCTGCGAGGTCTTGCCCGCGAACATTGGGCCCGCGACCACCCGGAGGTGCGCGGCGCCCGCGTGGGCGGTGGGGGTGGTGGTGGGGTTGCTGGGGCGCGGCAGTGCGCTGCGCGTGGTACGGGGGCGTGCGGGCGCGGTCATGGGGCGGCGTTGCGCTTGCGGGGGAGGTGCTCCCACACCCCGTCGAGGATGGCGACGAGCTCGCGCCAGGTGAACTCCACGACGGGCCCGATGTCGGGAGGCACCGTGCCGAGCCCGAGGGGCGTGGAGCCCCCGTAGGGGCGCACGAGGGGGCCACGGCGCGTCTCCCCACGCCCGACCGGATCGACGCGCGGGACGGGGTACCCGTGCCACCATCCAAGGAGGCGCTGCGCGTCCCACGCGAAGAGGTACGCCGTGGGCTCCTGCCGGTCGCGCTTGAGCACCCCGAGGGTGAGCGTGTCCGCGGTCCCGCTGCGGCGCACGTCCGCGAGGGCCTGCCGCATGAGGGCGGACGGCGCGATGGTGTTGTGGTGCTTCACCTCGACGTGAAGATCGAGGTCGCCCACCACCACGTCGGGCTCCTCCGCGCCGCCGCCCCGCGACTGCGCGAGGCCTCGACGCACGGGGCGGTCCCCGGGGGCGAGGGTGCGCCCCGCGAGGGACTCGTGCACCGCGTAGATGGCCCCGAGCGTGTTGGCGACCACGCGCTCAAAGTTCTTGCCCTTGCGGACGGACGCGCCCGCCATCACCCACCCTCGGGGCGGAAGGCCGCGTCGAGGCCCTCACCCGCGGTTGGGGCGGGGGTGGTGGCGAGGGTGGGCGTACAGGTGATGGGCACCGGTCCGGGGGATGGCGCGGGGGTGCTGGACTCCACAGGGCGGATGCGCGTCACGCGCGGCCCGAGAATGGGCGTGAGCATCCCGCGCAGCGTCTCCGCGGTGTCCACGTCGAGCGAGAGCGCGATGACGCCGAACTCCCGCAGGGCCTCGGAGGCGGCGCGGTTGTCGCCCGCCTGCGCGGCGTCCATCGCCCGCGTCGCCCAGTGCCGCGCCACCGCCGCGGGGGTGTCCTCGACAACCCGGAGGGTGAGGGCGTGCGGGTCGATGACCGCGGGCTCGATCACGACGAGGCGCCGCGAGAAGCGCAGCACGTCGTCGCGGGTGAGGGTGATGCCGCCATGCCGCTCCGCGACGGCGGCGAGGAAGGCGCCCGCGATGTCCGTCCCTGCGGGGAGCGGCTGCGGGTCGGTGGGGTTGGGACCGGGGGAAAGGGGGTGTCGGCGCATGGCGAGGTATTACCGCAGCACCGCGTAGTGCCCCGCGCGGACTACGCGGGCGGGCGGGCTACCCGCGGCGGGGGCGCACCGGGGGCAGGAGCAACCCGAGCGGGAGGCCCTGCGTCGGCGCGGGGCGACCGGTGTACGCGAGGAACAGCGCCGCGACGGGGTGCAACCCCCGCGGGCCGATGCTCGGGAGGGGTGCGTGGGCGCGCCACCCGTCGCCCCGCGTCCACGCGGAGTCGTCGGCGTTGCTACTGAGGGCCCGCGCCTCGTGCGCGTCCGGGGTGCCGAGCGTCGAGAGGAGCGCCCCGAGGATGCGCGCGTAGAGCCCCGCGTCCGTCTGCGCGGCGACGAGGAACCGCGCCACGTCCGCGGCGAGCGGGTCCGGGGGTGCGTCTGCCGCATCCTCCGCAGCACCGTCCGCAGCACCGTCCGGGGTACCACCCGCGGACGTGCCCCACACCGGGGTGGAGTCTGGGTAGGGGGTGCGCAGAAGCGCCGCGCCGTCGAGGGCCCGCGCCGTCAGGACGGCCCACGCGGGGCCGAAGGGCTCAGGTAGGACGCGACACACGCCCGACGCGGACGCGGCCCCTGCCGCCCCCGTAGCGTACGGCGCTGCCCCATCCTCGGCGCGGACCACGTACGCGAGCGCGGCCTCAACCCCGACCGCATCCCCGACCTCCATCCACACGTCGGCGCACGCGATGAACCCCCGCCGCGCCATGCGCGCCACCGTCGCGGCGGCGAGGGCGTGCCCCGCGGGCCACGGCAGCACCACCCCGTCCACGGGGCAGCCCTCGGCGGGAGCGGGCGCGAGGGGCGCGGTGATGGGCCCGAGCATCTCCCCAGGGAGGCCGTCCGGGGTGGCGGCGGCGCGAAGCGGGTACCGGGGGTCCATGCACCCGAGTGTACCCGCCGACGTGGGGGCCGCAGCATCCCCGCGGGGTGTGGTGGGCGCCGTCACCGCAGCCGCATCCGTCGGCACGGCACCGCGGGACGCACGGGCAGCTCCGCGTTGGCAGCCTCGCACCACGCCACGGCGGCGCGGAACCCCGCGCGTGTGACCGGCCATGCGAGCGGCGCCCCGTCGGGCGTGCGAGCGCCGTACACGCTATGCCCCGCGCGCTCGTGCCACCGCGTCTGACACGCCTCAAGCCGCACGTACGGGGAGCGCAGCGCGGGGTACCAGCGCCCGCCGTAGTCGGTGCCTGGATCGAAGCCGTGCGCGGACAGCCACGTCTCGATGGCCTCCGCGATGATTGGCTGAAACCGCTGCGCGAGCGTGTCCGCCCGGAGCACGTAGCGGTAGTCGCGCTTGGACACGCGATCCGCGTACATCGGTGGACGCCGGGGTGCGTGCCCGCGGCGGATCACGACGCCACCCCCGAGGGCAGAAGCCCCGCGGCGCGTAGCGCGGGGTGCATGGGTGGGCGCGTGCTGGGTGTCTTGTGCTGCGATGCCATGCCCGGGATTACGGGGCGCACCGCC